CCTTACGGGTAGCAAAAGCTTCTTCAATACAACGTGGTTGCTGAGACACTGTAAGTTGATAAGCTGCCGGATCTAAGTCCCTCTTCATCTTCTCAAACTCTTTCTCTAAAGCCTCTAAAGCTTCCTCCACTTTAGAGTTGCCCCACTGATCAATATAAGGGGGCATAGACCACTGTTCTGGAATAAATAGACCTGTGATACCAATTGTCCCGTCCTTGTCTATAAGGCTTGATTCTACCCCATAGAAACCATTCTCTTCTGGATGTAGTATATACTCCTTCATTGGCTCACACTGATCTAGATCACCGACTGATCCAGCTGCAATAAACTGACCAGTAATCATGTGACCAGACTTAAGTGCTGGCTTCATAAATCCGTATGTGTCATCCATCTTAGGTGCGATACCTGCTTCCTCATGAAAGAAGTATGTTACAGGTCCACCGACACCATGTGTAGGATCTTTTTCAAAGGAGTATAGGTTGATCGTAGATTTCAAACCTTTATAAGTATCACGACCACCTATCCTCACTTTAATCTGTTGCTGCCACGCCCCGACCTTGTCAGGCTCAGCTGGACGATACCAGGCTGTGTGTTCATTTAAAAAGTTCTTATATTCATTAAGAAACTTCCATGAGCCTTTCTCGTTTATATAATCTTTTAAAGAAGCTCCTATCTTTAACACAGCTCCTTCTTCAAACCAATACTGGTTAAGTAACTTAGCCATATGGAAGTAAGAGGAGGCTATCTGACGCTTCTTTAGAATGATAGCGTGCTTCCAATGTAATTCTGCAAGATGTTCATATAGAGCCATATGATACTGGGCATCTCTCACCTTTGCAAAGTCAAACCTTTTTTCTTCTTTATCATAGATAGGAAGAAAGTTTAACCACATGTAATAGTCCCTAGTTACATACCATTTTTGATCACCGTCTTTTACAATAATACCGTTACGGCATTTTGCTTTCTGATCGTTCCAGTAGGCAATAAAATCTTTGGTTTTTATAGGAGCTGCACAATAATATCCTTGTTTCTGAAACTTACGACCTTCTTCATTAAAGATCTTACTACTTTCATTAAAGTTATATTTACCTGGCTCCTTAAAAATAGACAACAAGAAGTCCCTAAACTCCTCTCTTGTATAGAAGGTGGTTACATCCCATTGACCATTTTCATATATAGGTACTTCTCTAAACATTATTTCTCTTGAACAGTGTCTGTAAATTTATACACAGCATCAATATCACCCTTACCTCTATGCAATAAATACAAGAGTGTGTTAATGTCTTTACTACGTAGTATACCTTTTATCTCATAATTACTCCAATAAGCATTGTATAAGTTTCTTGGAATGGCATTCCATAACTCTGTGTATGGATTAAAATGAAATGTCCAATCATGCATGAACTCATCTTTTACATCTGATACAGGTGCAAACTCTTTGATGTTTTCATAATCTGTGTAAACTTCTTGTTTCATAGTTTTCTTATTTAATATTTTTAGGAAAGCAGAAGATGGGTGCGTGGACATCTGCTTTTACAACTGGCATTTCTAACCGATCACTGCTTCTTTAAGGCAGTTATTCCAGTTAACCTAAACTGCTGTAGAGGATGGACTCGAACCACCATGTGGACTTTATCAGTTGCTCCACACCCACGAGACAGGTGGGCACGTTTGCCAATTTCGTCACTCTACAATACTGCTTACTTGTTATACTCGTATTCTAGTATTCTACCAACAATATCACTACGGTGATTTTCTTTAAGCTTGATCCATTTAATCTCACTAATCTTTTTAGATAGTTCAATAGCGTAGCTCAAACCTGTAACACTATGTTTAGTGTCTTGTTGTTCATTATCACCGTTAATAATAATCTTTCCTGTCTTACCAAGTCTGGTTAGAATAGCTAACATTTCAGTTTTAGTGAGGTTCTGTGCTTCTTCTACAACAAGAATGTCATCAATTGTCTTACCACGAATAAACTGTACAGGATAAGCAATGATCTTTTCATCTTTTACCATGGTTTGGATCTTTACTTTGTCTGCACACTTTACTAGATTTTCCTGAAAAGCTTCTAAATAAGGATTAAACTTCTCATCTAAACTACCAGGAAGAAATCCTAAAGAGTTACCTACCTCTATAGTGGCACGTGTTACAAAAATTTGATCACACTGCTTCTTATTTAAGAAGTCTAGTGCACTTAATGCACATACTAAGGATTTACCACTACCAGCTCTACCTGTAACTATTACAATCTGGTTTTCAATAATCAAACGTCTAGCATCTCTCTGTTCATCATTAAGAGTTACATGATATTTAATTTCTTGTTTACGTTCTCTGTTTGGTTCTCTCATACTTTTACTATTGGTCATACGCTAAGTTTTGTCCCCCTCTAACTTGAGACTGTTGTTCTTCCATTAAGTCTCTATACACTCCCTTAAAACTTTGTCTAACTGAATCAAATCTTTCTGCAATTCTGAGGATAGCTGTAGCAGATCCATCTCTACCAGATGTCACTTTTTCTGTAGCCATAAAGCCAGCCATGTTATCAAGTGCAATCTTAATACCCTGGTATGCTCTATATGTAGGAGTTTCGTACATCTTTTTACACATACGTAGTCCATTCACTACAAGATCATCTTCTGTAGAAAATTCTCCGTCCACTTCTGCTAGAATAACTTCTTCTTTGTCTGTTTCTGGAATATCAAAGAAAGGATTTAAATCTGGGTTAGGGCATGTCATATAGAATAAATATGTATAAACCTTTACAGATTCATCACCATACTCATCCATAATATCTTTTAAAAACTTTAATGTGTAACAGTGTTCACTAGGAACCACCTTACCATTATGTATGTCAAATAATCTAATCATTTCTATGTTTGTTTATATCGTAGTAATAAGAATCTGTATCTTCACTAACCCATCTATCGGAAACTGTTTCTACAGATAGTAATTCTTTATCCACCTTTATTTCTTTTATATCAAGAGGAAAATCTTTTGTAACCCAGTTAGAATCTTTCCAGAATATTCTATTGTTAGGTTGACATAATAAATATCCATCATCTGCTACTAAAACGTGACCACATTTGTAATCACTAGGTTCATCAGAATAAGCATTATTATACCAATCTACAGTAAATAAATAACTTGCCCAAACTTTAGTTCCATCTTTCAGTACAGCTTGACATCTTCTTTCATACAAATAGTTGTATGTAATCACTGATACGTTTTCACTAAAACAATCCCATAGTTGTTTGAAATGAAATGGAATATCATCTGTAGGTTCTTTTAGAAATATCTCACTAAGTGGCACTCTGCTTCTCATCATACCATAATCTGTCATAATATGAAATGTAAGAATCTTTCCAGCTATAGATTGTATACCAAATATATAAGCATTGTGAAACTTATCATGGTCTTCTTCCTTATGTGTAAAATGTGATAGTCTAACTAAACATTTTAAATTATCAATATTGTGGTTCAGTACCATTAATGCTTAGCTTTTAGTTTATCTCTGTTGTCTTCTAACCAATGTAACAAGTTAATCACTTCTGTTTTTAAATATGGAAGATCATACTGTACAATATCTTTCACTATAGGATCACCATTTGTATCAAGAGCGGTGATTGGATTACCAAACTTATCTTTACCCACTTCTTCAAATACAATGTGATGGATAGTTAATATGCCGGGCTTAAGTCTAGGATTATGCTTTAGTATAATGTACATATACAAACTAAGCTGTAAAGCATAGTGGTTTACATTACAATCATCTAGATGAGATACAGGAGAGTTCATCTTGGTTGTAATTCCTTCCCAGTTAGTAAAGCCTTCAGTCTTGATTTCTTTGTTAGTCTTGTAGTCAGTGATATGCACCTCTCCACCAATCACTTCTACTAAGTCAGATTGGCCACATAAGCCAGCACTCTTTAGGTAAACCATGTGCTCAGGATATACACCATCTGTGAGCTTCTGATTAGGAGAAAATTTAGTACCGTCAATCTCAATCGGTTTAAAAATAGGTACAGTGGACCCATGTCTTTCCATTGTTTCTAGTGAACATATATCTGATTCTCTACAATTGTGATACCATGTTCCTAATGTTGTAGCTCTTAGAGCCTCATTAGTCCATGCTTGTTTAATTTCTTCTGGCGTCATGCCGTACCACTTAGACTTTCTAGACTTAGATGTCTTTTCAGCAATCTTATCTGCGTCAAATGGTTGTTTAAAGTTACCAATAAAGGATGTAACTGATATCCATTTAGTTGTGTCCTCTGGACTAATACTTGTGTAACTGTGATCGTGTGGTGTGAATCTCAAAATGCTCATATGTTTATGTTTATATTCCTAATTTCTGATTAATCATGTCTTCTTCTTCCTGACTCACTTCAGCTTTCCAGTGTCCCTTTGGACAATCTGAAGATAGGGATCTAGTTTTGAACCCTAATGAACAACCGCATCCTCCTAATAGATGATTACAACATGGACCAGTGCCGGCCACCATACATCCTTCATTCTGCATAGTGTAAAGTGCACATTTCTCACAAATCTGCATTCTCTGTTGTGCAATATCTTCTACATCCTCTCTCTTAAATATGGAATTAGTCACTCCCTCCAGGATCTGACCCTTGGCTTTCCATATCTTTATTATGTTCTCTCTTATTCCCATTGCTTTTAGTTTTATGAAGTTTAATAAAATCCTTTCTCTGCTTTTCTTCATCTAACAACTTCTTCACTGCTTTTAGATCAAACAATGTCTCAGCTGTTTTAAATCTAGCGGTCATTTGTTGTAAACCTTTTTGTTTATTACTTTCTTCAAACTTCTCTAGATTAGCTATCTTATCATCTATCTTCCAATGCTTAATGGTAAAATCCCCTAGATTGGTTAAATGTACACGAGCATGCTTTAAACTAGACAGGCTCTTTCTTACCTCTTGCCAGTAAAAGTCTGTGATTTCTTTTACAAGATGTTCACTAAGCCCTGTTTGCCTAGCCACTTCTGGTATAAGATCTTTTGACTTCTTAGGCTTCAACGCACAAAAATTTAAAGTCTAACAAAATGTTACCACTGGCATACACCTTAATATTAGGATTGATGCCAATCTTCTTTTTATTCTTCCCTTCTTTTACAATGAGTTCTTTCTTCTCGGCTTTTGTCAGACAATTACGTACAGATTGTGTACTAGAAAAGATCTGTTTATTATGAGCTTTATTACAGAAGGATGTTAACTCCTGTTCCCCTTCTATAGCCAAGAACGTGAGGCAGTTTAGGTCTGCATCACTTACAGGTATTTTATATAGATAGCAATGGGTCAACAACTGGTACTTCACTATTTCCCAGGTTGTCATCCGTACACGCTTATCCACTTGGTTTACTATTGCCATTACAATTTGGTTTTTACATCTATATAAGAACAAGGGGCTATTACACCCCTTGTCTTAAAACTACATTTAAGAAGTCTTCTTAAGCTTTTTTACTTTAGCTGTTTGTTCCTTCTCTAATTCTTTGATTTCATCCTCTGATAAAGGACGGCTGTCCATCTCTAGCTCAATAACATCCCCAACCTTATAACCACTTTCTTCTAACTCTGGGTTAGCACGGAAGTCATCTTCTGTAAGGGTGTGTTTTTGAAACTGCTCTCCTGGCTGAGCCATAGCTTGTGGGTTAGTCATCTGACCAATAAAAGCTAAAGCCTTCAATTCCTCAGCTTTGGCCACAGCTAACTTAGTGTTTAATTCTTGAAGCT